TACGACTGGATGTGGGATACGGGCTTCTTCGGGCGCGGCTACGTTGAGACCTACCAGTTCGACAAGAAGCGCAAGATAATGAAGCCGCATGTCATAAATCCGCTGGTGATGGGCTATGACCCATATTTCGAGGAAGTGCAGGACTGGCGCTATTACTGGAAATGGCTGACGAAGTCTAAGTACCAGATTGATGCGCTGATTAAAGCAGGCAAGATAACGGGCATTTCAAGCACTAAAGAGATAGCTGGCGGCATAGACCCCTATATCTGGCAGTACAAGACCCGCCGTGATGCCGCGCAGAAAGGCGTGCAGCCGCCCATTGAGCCTGCCGCAGCTAATATCTACCAGATTCTGGAGTACTTCAGCTATGACGAGAACGGCGATAAATGCCTGTACTGGATAGATAAGAACTTCACCACGGTGCTGATGAAAGAGAAGCTGGAGCTAGATGATATGGAGGGCGAAGACGGCCAGACGCTGTCTAAATGGCCTCTGGTGGTTAAAGAGATGTTCCGTATCCCGCACGCATCCATTCCGTTCTCTATCGCCGACATCCTCGAGGACAAGCATCGCGCTGAAAGCGTGCTCCTGAATCTCTTGTTCATCGGCGCCAAGGACACGGGCAATCCGCTCTATCTGTATAATCCTGACCAAGTGAAGGATGTGGCGCAGTTCCTATCCCGCCAGGTAGACCAGCATATTCCGATAGAAGGCAACCCTGAGACCGCCGTATCGCCGCTGAACACCAAGAACACGTTCCCGACGGAGATGATTAACTTCCTCACATCGCTGCGTCAGCAGGCCAACGATCCGATAGGAACGGGCGTACAGGCGCAGCCGCAGGGCGGAGGCGGCAACGATACGGCTACGGCAGCGGCCATAGACCAGCAGCTGAACGACATGGCGCAGTCGCTATTCTCTAAGGTATTGCAGTTCGGCGAGGAGGAGTTTTGGAGCCAGTGGTTCCACCGCTATCAGAAGAATGCAGACGAATTGAAGAGCAAAATGGCTAACATCGTTGGCGTGAAGGGCATCACCTCGACGGAAATAGACCTCGCCGACTTCAAGACCGATTATCCGCCTGGCGTCATGGTGTATTCGGCTAAGGAAGCTGAATACAAGAACCTGGTCAAGCGTCGTGATTTCATGCAGATACTGCCGGAGTTGCAGGCTTCTATGCCGCCTGATGGCTTCCGCAACTTCGAGAAGCATGTATTCATGCCGCTCATGATTGAAGACCCGAGCCTCATTGAAATCATGTTCCCGAAGACGCTACAGGAGCTGCAGGCGGAGGAGCAGAACACGATGCTGGCACAAGACCAGATGCCGCCTGTCCTTCCCACTGACGACCATGCCGCACACATATACACGCACTATCAGGTGCAGCCGAAGACCTGGGCCGTGTGGTTCCATATCGCCGAGCATCAGCAGGCACTTGCAGCGCAGGTTGCACAGCAGCAGGCACAGGCCATGGTAGAATCATCACAAACAGGGCAGTCTCCGCAACCGAGCGGACAAGGCGGGGCGATGCCAACGAATTCACCGATGGCGGCCGTCGCACCATTACAAGCAGAAGCAGCAACACCTATGAGTGCTAACAACATTAATCAATAGCTATGGCACGATACGCAAAACCAATTCCAGTCGATAAGAATGGAAACACGCTGACTGAGAATCAGGTGCAAGTGAAAGCGAACACCACGACAGTATCTGAAAACGGTACCGCTTCGTCAGTCATTACGCTCAACGACAATACGACTGACCTGGAAATCGCCTCTGGCGGCGTTCCTGTGTTCGTCAAGTGGATTGCACGCAGCGACACGACCGCCAGTGTGATTTCGGCAGCCGGCACAGCGAACTATGACCATGTTGTCCCACCGAACTGGATACGAAAGTTCACGGTTCCGGTAGAACAACTGGGTACATCGAGCTTGGTCGGGGCGAACATCGCGAATGGTCTGTATAACCGTGTCGCGTGGAAAACGGGCGGCATCGGTTCGATATTAGCAACTCAATATTAAAATAATATGGCAACAATCAATTACACCGCAGACGATGGTTCAGTAGTAGTGTTCGTAGACCCAGCAGGCGTTCAGGCCGCAGTAGACGCAGCTATTGCTGCCCTTCCTGTACCCGCACCTGTCGAAGGTGAGGTCATCAAGGATGAAATCGTCGAGAACGTGGACGGCACGACCGAAACTCTTGAGCCGGTCACGGTAGATGTGACACCTGCAGTATAGGTGTGAATAACCCCTTGACTATACAGGTGCTATCCTATGTAAAAAGGGCCGGTCGACTTTAGAAGAATCTCATTCTTAACACAATGGCAATCAGAGTACCAAGTTCGCCCGTGCTAGCGTTCCATTCGTCTATCGCATCAGCGACGACGGATGCCGCTACCGTTCTGCTTCCGCAGGATGTAGACGCTATCACGGTGTTTCAGACCTCGAGCGTATTCGGTATCAGCACGCTGAATACCTACGTGCAGACGTCGCCCGATGGCGGCACGACCTGGCTGGATATGGGCAATATAGGCGTTATGACCGGCACGACTGGTGGAACGCCTGCGACGGCCCTTCAGCAGCCGTATGTCGCGCACTTCGATGTGGTCGGCGCGCAGGTAAGCACCGGCACGACTTCCGTAGTGGCTACCGGTTCAGTGGTCGGCAACGCGATCAATAAAATCGGTGCATCGGTCGCTTCAGCGGGAACGTACACAGGTCTTCCTATCATGGGACGCAACCTGCGTATCTTCCACAAGGCAACCGGCACTGGCGCAAGCGACATCTTCACGCAGGTGTACGTGCATAGTCAGGCAGGCGGCCACGCATAGCTATGGAGCCAGATAAGCTGGCAACCATACGAGAACGCGACGCCTATCTGGTGCGGCTGCTTGAAGCCATACAGGACGTTCAAGCAAGCAGTTCGTGGAGTACCTTGAAAGAAGAGTTTGATGGAGAGATTGCACGGCTGAATCGCCTGCTTCTGGCAGAAGCCAAGAAGCTCGAGATAGACACCGCCGAGCAATACCGCCTCCAGGGCCGTTTAGAGTCTGCGAAGAAATATTCTCTTGAGAAACTATTCGCCGATTCGATGGCCGAACGCGACACTATTAGAAGAAAACTGTCTTAAACCCCCCGACTGAGCGGGTATTGCTCAAGAACCTATGTCTGCAATAAATAAACAGATTGAACGAAAGGGTGCAAATACAGAACCACTGGTGCATTTCTATCCCGAAGTACGGGGTGGAACATGCGAGTACTGCGGCATTATGGACAAGAATGCAGAAGCCGTAGACCAGTACAAGCTCTGTCAGCACTATCGAGGCAAGCAGCTCCGCTGCTCCTATTGTCCGCCATCTATCAACCCCGATGAAGTCATTCGTCGCTCGGTTCTGAAGATCATGGACAGTCCTGATAACGCCAACGAGCTTATCGTACTGTGCGACTCCTTCCAGTGCTCTGACGCGCACCTAAGACGATTCCGCAAGAGTGGCGCATAGCTTGGGCCAAACTAGTCATTTGGTACCGATGATTACACGACTAATTTCTCATACGCAGCTCGCCGAGCGTTTGATGTACACAGGCTGACTCATGGATGAACTAGAACTAGACCTTGAAGGGTCTGAGGACATTAACAAAACAGAATTAAGAATTAAGAATCTCTCATCCAAGGTACGCGATACCGCAGCGGAACGAGATGCAGCCAAAGCCGATGCAGATCGCCTCAAGGCAGAAGCTGAATCCGCCGCTAAGGAACGGGATTTTTTCAAGGGCTTTTCCGCAATTTCCGAGAAGTATCCAGGCGCTTCCGAATTCCAAGACCAGATTCTTGAGAAAGTGAACGCCGGATACTCTCAGGAAGATGCAGCAGTCTCGGTCTTAAACGCAAACGGCAAGCTCCAGCAGCAGGCACCCGCTCAGGACGTTCGTCCTATCAGCAGTGCAGGCGGCGGCAGCGCAGCGACCGTTCTTCCTGATGCTGGCTCGAAAGCCGTATCGGAAATGACGCAGGCTGAACGTCGTGAAGCGCTTCTAGACCCCGATCGCCAGGCAGAACTTGAATCAATCCTCCGTGGCCGATAGATGAGACCACACACTATATGGCAGTAACAGTACGCAATAGCGGCTGGGGCGGCGCAAGCAACAACACCTCAGAGCTTCTCACCGCATACATGGCGGAGGAAGTTCGGGTACTTGAGCCAGAGCTTCAGTACGCACGACTCGGTAAGCAGAAGAATATTCCGAAGGGTTCTGATCGCCTGCTCTTCCCGCAGACGAACCAGATTCCAGTGAAGATTAATACCTCCATGGTCACCGTCGGTGGTCCAGGCACGGCAGCCGGTGGCGGCTCGGTCTGGGGCGCAGGCGCATCGATTCAGGGCGGTGCAGCAGCAACGGCGCCAGGCTTCCCTGTGTCTTCGACAGAAGGTGTGGCGGCTATTACTGAAGGCACGAACCCTACGGCTATCACCTGGGGCGCGACCGCCTACAGCTCTGGCCCTGCGCAGTACGGCCTTCTCGTTCAGGTCTCTGACCTCCTCATGCACAACAGTGCTATTGAGGTCGTAGACTCGGCAACGCGACAGGTTCGCAATGCGCTCGCACGTCTCGTAGATACCATCATTCAGACCGTGGTGAACTCAGGAACGAACGGCGTCATCTATGCAGGAGGCAAGACCTCTCGCACCAGCCTCGCTGCCTCTGACCTGGTCACGCAGTCTGAAATGGTCAAAGCGGTGACGTACATGCGTGCGTCGAATGGCGCAGGCGTTCCTGCATTCAGCGGGAACTACTATGCAGCAGTCATCCATCCAAACACGATGGCCGACCTCATGCAGAACACGGGAACCGGCTCATGGAGCGACTTCGGCCGCTACTCAAGCGTCGGCGACTTGCTTGAAGGCAAGATGAGCGATTTCCGTGGTATCCGCTACCTGCAGACGGCAGCGCAGCACTACTACAACTCGACTGTGCCGGTTCTTCCGGTCACGGTCTTGGGTGAGGATTCGTTCGGTTGGGGCTACTTCCAGGAACCAGAGGCGATGCTCGTCTCCACTCCTGACAGCAACAACCCTCTCAACCTCTTTACGAGTATCTCCGGCAAGGTCACTCTCGGCGCAACGCGCTTCGAGGATCAGCCTGGTTATATCCGTATCGTTCGCGTTGAGGGCGCATTCAGCACCTAGCGTTCTAACTCTGGCCCTAATTAATTGGGGCTGGGGACTAGCACACTACACATGGCACTACTCTCAGATGCAATCAGCTTCGCACGCTCATCAGCTCAGACTGACAGCAATGGCCTGACAGATGCGACGGCTATCATCTTCGCTAACGAAGCGTTGGTAGATTTCCACCGTGAGCTGATAAACCATTCCGTCGATGCCTCGCAGCTGCAAGAAGCGTATACAGATGCAAGCGTACCGACGGCAGGAAACGGCAGCACGTTCCTGTATCCAGCTGACATGCTGTTCCTAAAAGCTATCGAGGTGAACTTCACCGATACGAATCCTGCGAACTACATTACTGCGCAACAAGTTGATGTATCGAATCTGGCAGGGCAGAAGTCTTTCAGCTACCTGCGCCAGTATGCAAGCACGCAAAACCCGCAGTTCGATGACCGCGGCGATTCCTATGAGATATTCCCTGCGTTCACTAGCGCTAATAACATTTCGCAGGCTATCCGCCTGTTCTACTTCTTGAAGCCGACCGAATACACATCGGTAGGCGACACTATCGCGTACCCAGAAAACATGGACATCCGCATCTTGGGCTACAAGATAGCCGAAAATTACCTGCTTTCTCTGGGAAAGTGGATTGAGGCGGAGACTTTCACGCAGAAATACGCTACGCGCGTGAAGCAGTATTGTGCTACTTTGGCGCGCGGCGCACAACAGCCTATCCAAGCCACGCCGCTCCAGATAACTGGCTACGAATTCTAATATGACCACGTACACGAAGATTCCCAAGCCAGGCGCAAGCAGCTACACGAACCTGAACGCGCAGGGAAAGGAGCAGTATGACCAGGCTAATGTCGCTTATGACGATGTCAACACGTTCTATGATGGCGTGAATCAGGGCCAATACACCAAGATAGCGAAACCTGCCACTTCTGCGTACACCAAAGTACCTAAACCGACCTAGCTATGGCCTATTCCAGTACTTTTTCTACCCTTACGAATCCCCAGGCGACCGATCGTCTTAATAATCCGTCCCACTCGGCCCTGCATCAGGCAGAGAATGCCGCTATCCTCGAGATAGAGCGTGCTGTAGGGCTTGATTCGTCCGTTCTAGGCACGGTTATAGGCGATTTGCGTAATGCTGCCTCTAACGGTGGCGGACACGTCCAGACGGCAAATAAGGGTGGTACAGGGCAGACCACCTTTAATAAGGGAGACGTGTTGGTAGCACAAAGTACCAGCGTGCTCAGCAAACTTGCGATAGGTATAGATGGTACGTTCCTGCAAGCTGATTCCACGCAAGCTACCGGCGTGAAATGGGGAAACGTCGCAGCGAATAAGATAGCACTCATTACGACACCTGCTAGTGTCGTAAGTTCAAGTGCCCTGACGACGCTTTTCACTACCACTATCCCAGGCAGTACGCTCGGAACCAATAACGCTATACGCTTCAAGGCATATCTATCCCAGATTTCCATAAATAATAGCGATATCACGCTCACTGCAAACTATGGTGGCAATAGCGTGTTCGCGCTCCATAGCAATAACCAGTCTGGCCCTGTGGTGCTAGGGGCACAGGGCTTCATCGAAGGGATGATAGTGGGCGCAGCATCAGTTACCAGCCAAAAGGCATTCGGGCAAGTTTATGCAAACAATCCAGGCGTGGAGTCAACAGGTCTTACCATTGCCATACCGAAGCTTGAAATAATGGCATACGGCACATCTTCGATAAATTCGACTGCAGATCAGCCATTCACGCTTACGGCGCAATTCGGAAATACACAAGGGTCTATCGTTACTCAGTTCATGGTCGTAGAAAGAATCGTCTAATATGGCCTACAACAAACGAAGAGAAGACGTCGAGACCATAGTGGTAGACAACTTCGCAGGTGCGATGACGCTGTTCCTGAACGGGAACCTGAATTCAGGACGTTCCTGGGAACAATCCTGCTCAGGCCAGAATCCGTTCATAAAGCCAGGCCAGCTGACGTGGTGCGAGCCGCCCGTATTGATAGATTCAGCAAGCTCGGTTATTACCGACCTTATCATGGACGGGAAAGAGCGCGTCGAGAATGGTGTCTTGTTCGTCTATGCTATCGGCCACACAGGACGTGTGTATAAGATTCAAGTAAACGATCCGACCACGTTCAACCCCGATTACGATAATCCGGTGCTGTTAGCGACGCTTACCGTTAATTCACCAACCTTCACTAAGGGCGGCTTCATAGACTTCTACGGTACGACGGAGAAGATTTACATAGGACACGATAAGGGACTCACAACCATAAATTTCGATGGTTCAGGAGAAGCCGCAGTCGGCGACGCTACGGCAGGGCACTGGACACAGAACGTACCGCGCCCGCTAAAGCAGTTCGTCGGCAATCTGTATGTCGGGAATGGCTCGAATATCGCAGAGATAGGCGCCGCAGCGATAGTGAATACGTATACCAAGCTTTTACCAGGATTCCCGACTAACTCCGAGACGCGCGATATCGACGTATCCTCAGACGGCACCTATCTGGAGACTGTGGTAAGCACCTTGCCGCTCTATGACCTCACGTCTACCGCACAGCAGACTAGCTCCACGGCAAGCGCGACCAGCTACATATTCAAATGGAATGGCTCTGATACAGGCTATACCTCATTCTCCACCTTCCCGTCCTATGCGCTTAGCGCAAACATCATGTTCCAAAACTATCAGTACACCTTTGGAACGGATCAGTTCGGCTCAGCTGTGTACGCGCCGACTGAGAAGATAATAAGCATTCCTGAGGCGCCTGCGGCACTTCCCAATGCCGTCTTTTCCACAGGAAACCTGCTTGCTCTCATGACGCCACTTCATTTCGCAGGCGTTTTGCAGGCCTATATGCTCATGTGGGGTTCGTCAGACTTCGAGGTGGGCCATCCACTTGGATTCTGGAGTCCGTTTTTCCTTGCAGCCAACGCTCCTGAAACAGATATCATCACACTTCCTTGTGTTATTCCTGTCTCTAACACAGGCTATGGAGCATCATCGAATAACTATCCAAGCAATCTGTTCGGGAAGTCTAAGATATATTTCTCGACACTTGAAACCTCAGCAGCGCCGACCACTAAATATCGCTTCTATAAGTGGAGCATTGAAACCTCAGCTCTACAGGCCCCTACCGGCAATGCGTTGTTCCAAGGCCTATATCAGACCCAGACGCAGCTTTTCTCGAAGAAGATTGAAATAAAGGAAATCCGCATCTATGGGGAACCGTGGCCAGCAAACATGTCCTTTCAGATAGATTTACAAGGTTCGGGCAACACTCCTATTAGTGGAGCAAGCAGAACCTTTACGACAGGCTCGAATGTGGCCATAGGTTCTGACTACATCTGGTATAACCCTGTGTGCGCGCCGACGTATGCGCTCGGACTGGTGATAACGAATTTGGGTACGGCAAACTATACTATTAATAAGGTCGAAATAGATTACAGCAGCCACGGCGGCAGATAATTATGAATCCAAACCAACCATCAATCTCCAATAACGATTTATCCAAGCAGGTAGCCGATCTGGTGAAGGCGAATATGTTCACGGCCCGCAAGCTGTGCGATACGCCTACGGACGCTCTTTCCGTAGTGAATATGAAATTCGTCACCCTCAATGGACAGACGGCTTCACGGCCAAAAACCTCTATTTTAGGCCAGTTTTTCTTCGACACGAGCCTCAATAAGCCAGTGTGGCTAGGTAATTCCGGTTGGGTAGACGGCGTCGGTAATCCTGCATAACTATGGCTACTACTACTGTCTACCAAGGAGGAAAACCTGCATTCAATTACGACAGTGCAACGGGCACATCTAGCCCTGTACCTAATAATGCGACACAAGCCACTGAAGCATCTGATGCGCAGCGTGCTTCAGGTCAGGTCGCAGCACAGATGAAATCAGGCACGTTGCCTACCAATGTAGACGGTGGTACTGCAGGTGCTTCAACCATTCCAGCAAACCCTAACCCGCCAGCCACTTCAACAAATACGCCAGTTAATACAAATACGCCGAATCCAAGTAATGTAAACGCGACCCCATATACTGGCGGGACTACTAATCCGACTGTTTCGGCAGCAGAAGCGCAAGCAAATCTAGCAAAAGGCGGCTTAACTGGTTCAGACCTTGCTAGTGCCCAAAGCGCACTCTCAACCTTTCAACAAGGCCACGCAGCGACCCAGGCAAGTGGTATCCCTGCGCCACAGAGTGCTGGTGTGGGTATGTCTGATGCGACACAAACCGCAGGAAGCACGACTCAGGCATATGCACCACCTCCTCAGGTACAAGATGCAGTCGCCAAGGCAACGCAGCAGTATACGGATGATTTTGCTAAAGCGATGACCTCACAGTCGCAGGGAGAAACCTTGGTTCAGCAGTATCAGGATTTCAGCAAACAATTAGGTATCCCAGAGATAAATACCGAGCTGATAAACATGAATAATGTCATCAATGGGACAGAGGATGATATTCGCAACGAGATAACGAAGGCTGGCGGCTTTGCGACCGATTCGCAGGTCTTAGCGATGACAAATGCACGCAACAAGACGATGATTCAGAACTATAATACGCTCGTTCAGACTAAGACTGATGCGATGCAGCAGCTGAGTACTTTATCTGGTCTTGCGGCGCAGGATAGGCAATTCGCCGCTGACCAGATAGACAAGCAGCTCAACTTCGACCAGCAGCAGATAACCTTCGCTACTAACGCGCAAACGAACGCGCAGAACTCAATACAAAAGTCCATAGATACCTATGGGGCGGCAAGCGTGCTGAAGCAGGCACAAATGAACAGTGATCCAACAACAATTGCTCGTATTAACGCCACGATGGGCAACGGGTTCGATTTGGCTACTGCAGCCGCACATCCGACGCTTGACCAGCAAGTAAAAGAAGCAAATATTGCTCAATCGTATGCGGCAGCAGCTGCGTCTAATCGTTCCAATCAAATCTCGAGCGGTGGATTAGGTGGTGGAACTGGTAGTTATGGTGCTGCACTTACGCCATATATAAATCAGACTTCAGGTGGAACCAAGTATTTTGATGCATCAGCTCTTCAAGGAACTGCTAGTCAGAAGACTGCACTCATAAATCAGGCAACAGCGGCAGGTTTGAAAGTCATAACCAATAAGAATACAGCTGCTGACTTGGTAAACATGACAGATGCAAAGAATAAACTTCAGACCATTCAGGGAGTAATGGCGAATATAGCACAGCCTTCATGGCTGGAGCGTGATTTAGGAGGACTTGGCCTAACTAAATTAGCTGCTATGGCACAGAGCGACCCGCGTAAGGCTGCTGCCGGTTCGTTATCAGCCATAGGACTTGACGTCCTCAAGGCTATTTCTGGTGTGCAAGGCTTCCGTGGCAACCAGACCGCTGTCCAGCAGGTCACTGACCACCTGCCAAAAATCACAGATACGCAGGATGTAGTCAACCAGAAAGTGGACTACATAAACCAACTTATAAACGATCGAGAAAATGCTGCGCTTGGAACAAGCGGTAATGCTAATGCAGCAGCACCTCAGCCACTTTTGGCACCTACCCAGATACCGACAGGCATGTATCAGGCAAGTGACGGGCTTCTCTATAAAAAATAGTATGGCTGATTTATCCTCACTCCCACCTCCGCCACAGGGCCAGACTGGCATGACGCTAGACCAGTTCCAGCACCTTCCGCCACCTCCGAAAGGGCAGACGGGCGTAACGCTTGACCAGTTGCAAGGCAACAAAGCACAGAGTTCTGCGTCTCCAAAACTAGGTCAAGGTGCAGCAGGTGAATTCGCTGGCAACGCCCTTCGAGCTATTGCTTCCCCGCTGATTCGTACTGGTGGCATGATTGAAAACGGTCTTGACCAGACGCTCGGACGAGGCATAAACGCCTTGAAGGGCAATGGTTTTACCCCTACTACCAGTGGGCAGGGTGCTCAAACCGCTGCGAATCAAATAGATGCTGGAGCAGATCAGACATTCGCAGGGCAGGCGGGAACAGCACTTGGTACCGTTGCACCATACTTCACCCCAATGGGAGAAGAAGGTGTAGCCGCAGAAGGGGCGAATCTTCTTTCTAAAGCAGGTAATTACGCACTTAATCAGGCCCCTACTATTGCGCGCGATACAGCAATCGGGACAGCCCAGACAGGGAATCCTGTACAGGGAGTGGAAACGGGAGCAAGTATGGGTGCGTTAAAGGGTGTAGGAGATGCGGTAGCACCGCTTTTGGCAAAGCTTCCTACGCGTATAGCACAAAAGGCACTTGCCGGAGCTAGTCCTGAAGTAGCAGATCACGCATTACAAACCACAAAGTTAGGCCCGATTAACAATCTTCTTTCTGATTCAAAAGCAGCGACAGCGAGCGGTGCAAAACAGATAGATGCTGCACTATCACATCCTGACCATTTTGGTAAAACAGTAGATGGCGGAAATATCTTCCAAAGAGTAATGAATGGAAACCCAGAGATACCACAGAGCGGTCTGAAGAGTTCTGATATGACACAACCGCAATTGGCACAGAAAGTACGTCAGCTTCTTCCGAATGATGGGAAATTAGTCTCCCAACTTTTCTCCGGTAAAGGTCTTTCACTGAAGGACGCGAACTCGCTAAGACAGAAACTAGATGCCGTTTCAAAGGCAGTATATATAAATGGCGCGAAAGTAGATGCCCCAGCTGTAGCAGCGAGTAAACAACTTGGTGCAGAAGTAGCGTCTGCGCTCCGTGAACAGGTAAAAGGCCAAGCAAAAGAAACAGTACCGATGTTTGATTCCTTACAAAAGGAGATAAATCTCCGTAACGCACTGGGAAAGACACAAGGAAAACTCGATAAACGTATGCCAGTCGGCATGTACGATATACTTTCTGGCCTCGGAGGATTTGTCCATTCAGGCCCCTTAGGAGCTATAGGAACCATAGCAGCTGAAAAAGCACTCCGCAGCCCTGCGTTGAATCTTGCTGCAGCAAAGGTAATCAAGGCTGCTGGCCCAGCAATTTCAAAAACAGTCGCTACAGGGAGTAAGGCGGCAGTTCCTGCTCTGATTCAGAGTCAGAATCAAGTAAACCAGTAGCTATGAGTACGATTGTTAGTATGATGAATCCAACGTAAAACATAACACCTTATTACCATGCCTCCACGACCTAGTCAACCCCCCGCACAGCAGCAGATGCAGCCGAATGATGCTGCTGCGGCCCTTGCTATGGCTACCCATATCAGCACGCAGTTAGCTGCCCCGCAGGGTATTCCACAAGGCGAACCACAGCCACAGGATGCACTTCAGACGCTACAGAACACCCACGCACCTGACTTGACCGCTGAAGTGGAGACGCTACAGAAACAGGTCGCGGATCTGCAGAAACAGGTGGCTACCGATCAGCAGGATGACATCAAAGAGATGCGCCAGATGATAGAGCAGGCTTTGGGTGAGGAGGACGCAACTGAAAATGGCAAATAAAGCTAAACTACGCGAAATACTAGCCATTCTTTCCCCTGACGGGACGGATGCTGACTTCAAAGCCTTCGATGAGGGTGTAGACAAGCTGAAGCAAGGTTTGAAACAGAAGATTCAGGCCAAGACGCTTGAGGATGTGAATGGACAGCTCGCACGCTTCAAACAAGGTCTTGATTTCGAGCCGCTCCTCACTGCCATTAAGGACATAGACAAGAACTTCGATTCGCGTATAAAGGCAGTTGCAGCCGCGCTTGCCGAGGAAGTATCGAAGTTCGATGAGCTTTCTAAGGCGGAGCGTGAGGAAACAGGCTCTAAAGTCGCTGAAAGCGCGGGTACGGTAGATTCTCTGAGAAACGAGCTAGAGACCCTGAAAGCCCAGAAAGAGAAGGAAACCAATGACGTCATCGAAGCATTAAAGGCGATTCCCGCGCTTCGGGCCGATAACGAGGCTACTTTTAACGATATACAGACTCGCCTCGCTGCCCTTGAAGTTCCTGAAGAGGACGAACCTGATGAGATAACGCCTATCAAGGCCCGCGTAGAGGAAGTGCGCACAGAGCTTATCTCGAAGATTCAGAGCAGCCGCCACGGCGATCACGCTAACCGAAACATCGCCATAGGTGGCAATACCTCAGTACTTTCCCGTTATACGGACATCAACCTCAAAGCAGGCGCGAACGTCACCTTGACCTATGCATACAATGACACCACGAAGTACACGGACGTAACGGTTTCCGCTACGGGTGGGGGTAGCGGAAGCGTCGGCGGCGTGGTGCGCTCGATAAACACGATAAATACGAGCCAGACGGCAGGAAACAATACGGGCACTGATTATGTCTATATCTGCTCGGCAGGAGTGCAGCTCACGCTTCCCGCAGCTTCCGGCAATACGAATCTCTATACTGTGAAAAACGTATCCACAAGCAGCGTGCTGGTATCGGGTACAATAGATAATGATGCTACAGGAGTGATACTTCCTGTCCGCTACACCTCGATAGACCTTATCAGCAATTCCGTAGACTGGGATATAACTTAAACTAATTTGGCTTACGTACCTAATTCAGGATCGGTGCTCGCCTTCCAAGGAACCGTCCCCTTCTCGGTGTTCGGCAGCAACTCCGTATCAGGTACAGTGCAAGCCCAACTGCAAAGCACCAACGCATCAGTCATAACTGTAAATCAGGGTTCAGTGGCTACGGTCATCGTTGGCGGTTCTATTGCGGCTTCCTTTACCCCGCCAGCTAACCAAAGCGTCTCAGGAACCGTACAAACAGATGTCCGAGGTTCCGTTGCAACCGTTATTATAGGCGGTTCTATCGCCGCATCATTCACTCCACCAGCTAACCAAAGTGTCAGTGGTACGGTTGGAGCCTCACTCATAGGACTTTCTCCTGTGAGCGTATCGAATTTCCCGACCACTCAGAATCTCTCAGGTTCTGTTGTTGCTTTTCAAGGAACCAACCCGTTCATAATCACAGGTTCCGTGCAGGGTTCGTTCGCGGCACCTGCCAACCAAAGCGTGAGCGGTACGGTAGACATACGCAACCTCCCGTCTATCTATGGAAATATATCAGGAAGCGTTGCGGCAACCGTAGTCAATACCGTAACCGTCGTCAGCTCTATTTCAGGCGGTATTTTCCCCATATCAGGTTCCGTCGCTGCTGTTATAACCAACTTCCCCGCGAACCAGTCAGTATCTGGTACCCTTTTGGTAAATAATGGTTCAGTCGTAGCGTTCCAAGGCGGCGCGCCGTGGACCAACACGAACGTCGGTTCCGTCATTACGACATCCCAAGGCTCGATTGCGACAGTCATTATCGGCGGTAGTATCGCAGCTTCATTTACACCTCCAGCCAATCAGTCGGTCTCGGGTACGGTGCAGACTGATGTGCGTGGATCCGTAGCCACCGTCATCATAGGAGGCTCTATTGCGGCAAGTTTCACGCCGCCCGCTAACCAGTCTGTATCAGGCACTGTGGGCGCAAGTGTCATCGGCACCGTTCCGGTCGTGCAGTCAGGCGCATGGACGCAATCGGTCATTGGTACCTACAGTGATTCGACAGTTTCTAGCACGGTGACCGGCATTCCGATGATGTTCAAGGCCAATGTGTCCTCGTCTATCATGCAGGCCATCTCGCCGCAGTTTCCGCTCCCTGTTTCCGTACAAGGAACGCTGAATATATCAGGGAATCCGAGCATTTCAGGCACTGTGCTGGTGAATAATGGTTCGGTGGTCTCGTTCCAAGGTGGCGCGTGGTCTACCTCGGTGATGACTAATGTCATTACGTCTATCGCTACAGCAGGACAGGTCATGGGGTCTGTTGCTGCCCTACAAGCAACGAATCCGTGGAATATCGCGGGATCCGTTGCCGCCTTTCAGGCAGGGACACAGATTACGTCGCTCGTAAGTACGATACCTTCAAGCGTGCTTGTGGGAGCGTCTTTGTTCGGCCAGCTTCCCGCAGGTACAGCCATGATAGGCTCCATCGCGGCTTATCAAGGCTCTGTGCCGTGGGTCATAACGGGCTCTGTACAGGGTTCATTCAGTCCCGCGAGCAACCAGTCCGTATCGGGTGTGGTTATGGCACAAGGCCTGAACGCGCCAGTTGCCTCTGTCACAGGTAATCCTGTCTATACCGGCGGTACAGACCAGAACGGCTCTATTGCGGCGTTCAAACTTGGTTCAGGACGTGAACAGATAGTGACAGGATCCATTCAGGGAACGGTCTCGGTATTGGGTACCGTGCCGGTCACTCAGTCTGGCGCATGGGCTTCCTCTATAATCGGAGGCGCATCCGTGTTTCAGACTGGGACGTGGAATGTGTCAGTGCTCGGCACCACTCCGTCGAGCCTCCTTACCGGTAATTATTCTCAGAGAAACGATGCAGTATCGTCATTTCTCGGCGGGAATCTCACCTGGAACCCTGTCTCCACCGATTCAGCGGGACGCCTCTTAATCAAGCCGTTCGCATCAGAAGATGCGACTATAATCTCATACGTTGGTTCTGTCGTTTCAGGAAGTGTCCAGCTCATCCAAGCATCGGCTATCGGAAAGCGCAGCTACATCACCGATTTCTGGCTCTCGAACACAGGGGCAGCAACCACGCTCGTCACGTTCCAAGGGGGCGATACGTCCCTGGTCGGTCAGTTCATCGCCCCGACTGGCGGCGGCATGAGTTCTCCTGGTATCGCTGTACCGCTAAAGACGACGCTCTCCCAGGACTTGGCATTCAAAGTCTCTACGGCTACCTCCGTGCTGTATGTCTCCCTTAAAGGATATCAGGCTCCGTAGCTATGGTGACGCCCCTTATCCAGGGCTATAACGAGGGCGACCCTGGCCGCTTCCATCCGTTCACGCCGATTGTCACCACGACCTCGGTGAACACGGGCGTCGTCCAAGCCCCCGTCTCTGCAACGGGCACCGTTGGCAATCTGCTGGTCACGCTCGATACTGCGCCTGGGTTC